ACGAATCTCCCAACACGCACCATCCTGATCGACAGCGCAAGAGTATCCAAGTGAATACCCTCGCCCGTTCACATACGACCGTTGCATCTGAGCAAGCCAACGTGCCGTGTCAGTGTCAGCAGTCTCAGCTGCCGTGTAGTGGATGACGATCGAATCGACTCTTGACCAGTTGATGGGTCGTGCGTCGGTGTGCTCCCCGACGGTCATCCCTGCCTGCTCCCACGACGTGCGTGGACGATCAAACATCACGCACCGTCAGGATCGACCGGAGGCTCCGGCTCGGGTGGTGCCACAAACTCATCCAACACAGGATCGTAGGTGTAGCCGGAACCGGCGTACACGCCACGGAAGTTCCCGTTGTACGAAGTCTGAAGCCAAGTGCCAGACAGCCCCAACACATCAGCGATAAACGCCTGCCCTTGTGCTTCGTTGTCTGGTGCGGGGTCAGGGCAGTTGTCGTCGCTAATGACGATCACTCGTCGGACGACGTTGTTGTTGTCGATGCGTGCGAAGTGTGCCATCTAATGCTCCTTAGTTCTTGAAGCGGACAAGAACGATCCCGGAGCCACCAGCGCCGCCGGTGGTCGTTGCGCCGCCACCACCACCTCCGGTGTTTGCTGTGCCAGCCGTACCGGTTGCGCCACCGCCATTACCGCCGCCGCCAAGACCACCAGACCCGCCAACGGTGCCGCCGCCACCACCACCACCTGCGTAATAAGTCGTGGCGGCTGATTCTCCGCGGAACGCTGAAGCGTCGAGTCCGTCGCCGCCGTCGCCGCCAGTCGTAGTTACAGAGTCCGAACCTGCCGCGCCAGCGCCACCGCCGCCACCACCTGCGTCAGTTCCTGTGGCGTCGCCGCCGTCGTTGCCGCTCAGACCGTCACCGATGCCTCCCGGGTTTGGTCCACCAAAGCCACTACCACCGCCGCCGCTGGCTCCATCGCCCGCTTTATCCAAATCTGACGCTGAGGTGGCTGCGCCTCGACCGCCGAGGCTCGCAATCATTGAGTCAAGGCCGGACCCGTTGCCAGGGGCGAGAGAGGCGCCACCAGCACCGATAACGATCGTGGCGTTAGCGTCAAGGTAGGCGGTGCCGGTGACGTACCCGCCAGCACCACCGCCGCCACCACCGCCGCCAGAATGTAAACCGCCGCCGCCGCCACCGCCAACGACGATGTAATCAAAAATGCCTGCGTCGGTCACGGTGAGAGTCCCGGACGAGGTGAACGTGAGAAGCGTGTACGACTCGCCACCAACCGTGATCGTTGATGACGAGCCTCCTGTTGCGACTCCGTATGCTACGCCAGCGGCGGGTCCACGAAAAAAGATGGCTGAAGACGCTGACGTGAAGTACAGGCTTCCACCCTCCCACTGTGCGAGATCCAGCGACGCTGCTGTGTTGACGGTGGCGGTGCCTGCGGTGACGGTGCAGGTGCCTGCTCCGATGTTGTGAAGCCAGACGACGTCTCCTGCTGCGAACACTGCGTCGTCGACGGTGATGGTGGTGGCACCGGCGTTGTCCATCACGATCCGGGTGCCCTCGTCACCGGCTGCCAACGTGTAACTGGCGGTTTTGGTGGTGACGGTCCAGTTGTAGTCGTTTTCTTGCAACGAGTTCATTTCGGCTGCGGTCAGGACTTGACCGGCAGTGAATGTCTGTTTGCCCATTACTGTGCGCCTCCTACGGGTGGATCAGGGAGAACAGGGTTATCGATGTCAATGGTTGTAGGCAGGTCACGGAGCGCCTGCCGGTAGGTGGCCCACGCTGAAACGTCTACTGGTGCGTCTGCGACTTGTGTCCAGTCGCTGCGAGCCAAAGCGGTGTTTCTCCATAGACGGATCTGTTGAAGTTTTTGATCATCGGTGGCATCAGGGAAATCAGGGTTGAAGTCAAAAATCGCCATGTCAGGCCGCCTCGTAAGTCCAAAACGCTTGCAGAATGTCGGTGGCTCCCCAAGTAAACGGCAAGGTGCTGCTGATGGGTCGCAGTTTGGTTGATCCTGAATCGTCGATCAATCGTCGAACCTGAACCGTCGTTGTCGAATCAAGTGTTGCGCGACCTTCCCAAACATCGACACCAACATTGTTGAAACGTGCGGTTCCGACAGCACTACTTACGCAACTTGAGGCGGCTGTTACAGGCAGGCTCACAGTCACGGCACCGGACACGTCAGCACCAGCACAGGTGTAAACCCACACACAAGTCACAAGTTTCCCGATTTGAACGTAACGGGCTGTCGTGGTTGTGCCTCCACTGAGGTTCCCGTAACTGGGTGTCCAAGTGTCCCAAGTGCCTAACGCCTCCAACTGGGCGATCTTGTAGTCATGCGACGACGTGACAGCCGACGAGTCCGCACCGACTTTTGCTTCTAACGCTTCGACAGCGTTGTTGAGGTCGGTGTGTTGCCCTGAGTGGGATGGCAAGTTCAACTGGTCCGAGGCTGTCGGATCAGTGAACACGTCTAGAGAGGTGGGAAAGTTGATGGCCATCAGTATCCGAGTGGGTTGCCGGTCAGCAGGGTCTTGGTGTCATCATACGTCATCGACGGTGCGTCGTACAAGATGGTCGATTCGTCATACTGGGTGAGCGACTGCAACACGCCGAACTGGGCATCGTCCAACGTGAAGTAGGTGTCCAAAGCGGTGGACAACGAGAACCTGATCCGATGCGAATCGACACCGATGGCGTGTTCGATCTTGTCCACCACACCGAACTGGTCGATAGCGGTACCGCCACCCGGTGGCGTGTAGATCACCCTCACCACCTCGCCCAGATCCAACCCGAGCACTGTGGTGCATTGGGCTGACGAGAGGCGAGCCAGATTCACTTCCAACAACTCGAAACGGACACGAGCCGTCCCGTAACGAGACACGAGGAAGTTGGCGAACTCCTGTGAATCTGTATCAGCCGGGAACAGCAGGTTGTCGTAGTTCAACGTCCGAATCCCGTAAGCATCCTGTGAGTTGGTGTCGTCGGCGGATTGAACGGTGCCACCGACACGAGTCACCGTCGCACGGTTGTAAAGCAGTTCTGAGCCGACCTGCACACCGATGTTCGAGTACGGGATGTTGGTGCCGGTGTCATCGAACGTCGCTTGCGCTGTCGAAGGCGTAGCCGTCCGACGATTCTTGAACGTCAGTTTGCCGTCGGCAGACACAAACAGACGACCACCCTCAGTGCGCTCCACCAACTTCGCATAGGTCACCACATCAGTACCGGCAGACACCGTGTCCGCCTGCAACGTCTGCACACCATCATCGATGTCTCGATCTGATTCTGGGAACTGCACCTCGGTGCGATCCAAGATCGCTGTGATCCGTTCACCCGACAACTGCGACGTAGCAGTGAACCCGTCCAGTTTCGTGCGACCCAACAGAGAGAAAGCGTCGGACGCTACCGCTGTCGCTGTCGCATCACCATCAATCGTGTAGTTCAGATTCCAGTCATCGATGGTCCCGTCGAAGATCGGGATGTTGTTGGTTTTGATCCTGAGCCGTTTGCCGGGAACGATGTCGTTGGAGTAGGTGCCACCACCCGTCGGGTCATAGTCACGATCACGGTTCTCCACCGACACCGAACACACACCGGCCTGCACGTCATCCAACCAACGTGAACGTCCACGACGCACCGTCACCGAGAACACATCAGCAGTGATGTCTACCGGTGAGACACCTTCCAACACGTCCTCACCGAGCACACCAGACTCGGCAGAGTCCAACACGAACGGGTCTGCGACACCGCCAGTGGAATAGAAATCGACGGTGGTCGCTACCGGCAACATGGTTACGCTGCCCTCCAACCAGCCCCGTTCCGACGCTCATACGCCGTGATCGCATCAACCACCGACTGACCGATCATGCCGGGATCACCAACACCGGCCTGCACCGTGATGTTGTACGTCGCGCCACCGATACCGCCACGCATCTGATCAAGCGGCACGACAGCTTCAGGACCTGCTTCACCGATCACAGCGAGCGTCGCGCGATTCACGATGCCACCATCCGCCAACAACGGGATGTCTGGCACGCCCAGGGTGAACCCGTCGTAGCCGATCGGTCCGATCGAGAATCCTGGAATCTTGAACTCGAGCCCGTTCCATGCGCGAATGATGAAGTTGATAGCTTCGCGGAACGCGTCTTTGATCCCGTTGAACATGCCTTTCGCTGCTCGACCGATCTTCTCTGGGACACCCGCCACAAACTCGACGATGACACCGAAGCTTGTCGTCACCAGGTCTTTGATGGCGTCGAACGCGTCGGACACGATGCCTTTCATCGCGTCCCATACCGCACCGAAATCGCCTTTCAGCAGCGCGGTGCCAATCTCGAAGAGACCGCGGATGATTGCGAGCGCTACTTCGACAGTGTTTTCGATTACTTCGAACGCGACCTGCACGATCGATTTCAACGCGTCCCAGAACAGTTCGAACACCGGCCGGATGTAATCGATGAAACCAGTAATGATTCTGGTGACGGTTGCGAACGCGTCGCCGATAATCGTGATGATGGTTCCGAACACGTCGATCACGATTTCTGCAACGACCTTGAACAGATCGATCAACGTGTTTATGACCGGTTCAAGAACCTGGATGATGCGTTCGAACAACGCGATGAAAAACTCGATCGCAGCCTGGATCGTTGACACGACGTTATCCATGAACCATCCGGCGACAGGTCCGAGGATTTCTTGGAACGACTCCCACCAGGATGACAACACTTCGGTCACGGTTGCGAACGCGTCAGTGAAGAAACCGACGACAGCGTCGTAGAACGCTTGCAGCGTCGGCATGATGGTTTCGAACGCTGCCACCAGGGTAGCCCATGCTCCTTGCAAGAACTCCCAGACAATGACACCAGCTTGTTTGATTGCTTCGAACACCTGGTTGACGAGTTCACGGAACGGCTCGAAACGTTGATACGCGATAACGATGCCGGCGACAAGAGCAGCGATAGCGATCACCAGAAGCATCATCGGATTGATCGACATCGCAGCTGACAACGCCAGTTGCGCGGCGGTCATAGCGAGCGTGACGCCTCGGGCAGCCGCAGTCGCCGTCTGGTACGCAACGAGACCAGTAACGATCGACGCGATGATCGTGCCTGCGATCTCCAGTTCGTCGTTGTATTCTTCGACGAAATCGCGCGCCTTCTCGATCTGCTTGTTGAAGTTGTCGCGGATCGAAGCGGCAGCGTCATCTGCTTGTTCACGGAACTCGCCAAGTCGATCGATCGTTGTTTCGACACCACTAGCGAACGCTTGCGCCGCTGGTTCGAGTTTGGGTCCGAGCCAGTCGATGAAACTGTTGAGCGCGGGTATGCCGCGGTCGACCAGGAGACCGACCAGGCTTTCCATTGCTGGCAGCAGATACGTTCCGAGTCGCGCTTGCGCGTTGTCGAACTCTGCTGCCAGGATGCGCTGTTGGTTTGCGAGACCGTCTGACGTGTTCGCAAAGTCTCCTGCCATCTGCTCGGTCGACTGCATCAGCAATCCGTAGCGAGCTTGGACCTTGATCGCTTCGGTCATCTCGCTCTTCGAGTTGATCAACCCTGACTCCAGGGCGAACAGTTCGACTGCTGCTGCAGAAAGGTCGATACCGAAACGACGGATAGGTTCGGTTTCACCGGCGAGCGAGCTTTGGAATACGGCGGCGGCGTCAGGAACGTCCAGGTTCATGACGGACGCGAAGTCAGCGATCCTGGTGGTCAGTTCGTCTGTGACAGCGACAACGTCGCCT